GTTCGCTTCTTGCTATTCAAGTGATCGGTGTTATTCTCTTTACCTGAGTCGCAACGTTGCCGTTACTTTTTGTGTTTAGCCTTATGGTCCTTGTCTTTCGACTTGGAACCACCATGTTGACCTTTGTCTTTCTTGACTTTATGGTCGGGTTTATGTTTAGGCTCGGATCTAGGCCGATCGAGAATCATGATTTTGTTTCCCGGAGCCTTATCCTTGATTTTCTTGTCCATGGCGTGTGAAATGTGATCGTAGACCTTCTTTCCCAAGCCGAAGCCTTGCCCGACTAATCCAAACATGGGATTAACCAGACTGCCTAAGGACGCGATTTCTCCAAGTACCCCAAGAACCGTGGAGAACCACTCGCCGTTTGGATTCTCATCAAAGGGAACCCCAACGGGCAAGTGTTCAATTAGCTCGCCGTAGAGTCGAATTGCTTCAACCGAATACGGTGTCGCAGGTTTGGCCATAGTTGCAAAAATATCACGAGGATTTGGTATCGACTCTAAGATAATCTTGTAATTGACCTGCAGTGTCGTTGGGTTCGACAGACCGCTGAAGTATACACCCGACGTGTTGTAAGGAGCATAATACTTGGTCGTAAAGTTGTTGGAACCGCCTTGACTAATGTTCTGACTAAATTGGCCGAAGCCGCATAAGCCAGGATTAGCCACGCTATTCCAAAAACCACCTGCGGAGTAAAAGACGCTCATTGTATCAACGGATGTGATTGGGTTATCAGCACCCATTTGAGTACAAACAACATACGCCCCGCGTTTAGCATCCCACTGTTTAGAGGATGGCAGCACGAGGGCCTCGCTAACGCTTGTCGGCGGGGAGTTGAAGAGCGTCATAATGCGGGCATCGAGTGATACGACGCCAGCTGTAGAAGTAGAAAGGCCACAAAACAACGATTGTTGCCTTTGTTGAGGCATTCGATATGCAGTGACCAAACCCTGGAGGTTTAGTTCTGACGTGGTGTTAACCACTTCGAAGGCCATGCCTACTACTCTACACCTTCCCATCATATACTTGAGAGGGGTAAGGTTTTGTGTCTGCAAATTAGTAGAGATGGGGAGACTGTCTTGCGTTGGCAAGAGCTGTCCACCAGTCTCGCAAGACAGGATATTTAGTCCTGAATTGGGATAAGATGCAGAACCGCCATAGGTCGTTACTTGACCTGTGGACGGACTCCATACGCAGCAGTTGTCACCAATGTTTCCGGTGGCTGCGGCGAAATGGGCCAGGTTAAATATATGACAATCCCAGTTGCCAGTAACGCCGGGGGGCGCCATGACAGTGGTAGTCAAATTGATTTCCTGGACTATGGTTCCGATTGTCATGAGATCTGGATAACCCGCAGGCTCCATCATCTCATCATGGAAGGGGTCGACCGCTCTGGTCAACCATCGTCTGGCTTGATTGGACAGCATTGGGCTGTTCAATATCTTTTTGCCTCTTTTGACATCTTCCACTGCGGGTGTCGGAATGTCGCCCAATTGAATGGGCTCGTTACTTGTACTCATTACTAACGGTTCTGTAGGATCAGAAACTTTGCTGCTTGTGACTCCTGTAGTATATCGCTTACCTTTGCGTCTCGAAGATTTCTCTTCAAAATGAGGCGTACTTTTAAAATTCCTCACTCGGGCCTTAGCCTTACACTGAGGTCGTCCTGGAAGAGGTTTCTCTCCCGTAGACAATGATCCTTCTGCACCTGTGTACAGATTGAACAATTCGTCTTTCGTCGGGATATGATTCTTCAACCATTGGACGTCCGCAGGTATTAGGTGGGGGTAAAGGTATTCCAATTGAGCGAGGCAATATTCGTAAAAGCCATCGTCAAATGGATTAGTAATGAGATATTCGATGATCATGAGAGCTTGCATCCAAGCATCTCCGGGGTACTCCGAGTAATACATACCTATTTTGAGTTTTCTGGAATCCATGTAGGGTAACCAGAAGCCGTGTACTTTTTTCCACTTATGGCTAAGAAACTCCAGGTCTGAATAATGTCTCGGCGGATCATCGGGATTCTTGAGCTTAACTCCAAAATCTGCCATAGCCGCAGCTAGGGTTTTGAGGTTATAAACTCCAAGATAGTCCCTACGTACGGTAAATGTGTTATCATCCCCGTACAAGACCATAGCCACTATTTCCATAAAGTGTCTATAGTCATCATCTACGTTCACAACCCAACAATAGGCCATTAGGAAGAACAATATGATAGTGTTATCATATGAAGTGTTCACGGAGCCGGAAGGATTTCCCTGCCTTTTCCTTATAATGGTGCCATCAGGCATTCTAAAGTTGGTGTGAACTAGGGCTGTATAGTAGTTGCGAATTCTCTCGGCTTCGGCCGGAAGAGCACAAATACGTAAATCGCGAGCAACGTTCATAAGGATTTCCTTGAGGGAGGCATCCCATTTAGACTCGTCGCCTGCGAAGCCCATTTCATGCATGGCCAGCTTGAAC